CTTTACGGCAGGCACGTTGAACGCTGACGGCGACACTGCCGCAGGGGATAATGCGGCGATAGGCTTTACAGCGGCAGAGGGCTTGATACTTACGGGCCAAGGCTCGACTAATGACGTTACGATCAAGAACGATGCTGATGCTGACGTAATCGAAATACCCACCGGCACAGTTAATGTAACGGTTGCGGGTGATCTTACCGCCGCAGGAACTTTAAAAGCTACTGGCGACACGGCGGCAGGAGATGGAGCCGCGCTTGGCTTTACGGCGGCAGAGGGTTTAATACTTACAGGTCAAGGTTCTACCAATGACGTAACGATTAAGAACGATGCAGATGCAGACGTAATTGAGATCCCAACAGGTACAACCACTGTAAATTTTGCAGGTGCTGTAGATGTAGTCGGAGACTTAACGGCGGCTACATTTACGCCTGATGGCGATACAGCGGCTGGGGACACTGCGGCTATTGGATTTACAGCGGCAGAGGGCTTAATTCTAACAGGTCAGGGTAGCACCAACGACGTTACCATTAAGAACGATGCAGATGCTGATGTTCTTGAGATTCCCACCGGCACAACCAATGTAACCATAGTAGGTACTCTAGCAGTCGGCGGTGCATTAGCTAAAGTTGCAGGGCTTGAGACTATCTATGTTCCAGCGGCGGCGATGTACCCTGAGACAACTAACGGTTGTGATGCTCTGACGCAGGTTGAGCTATCTAACGGCCCAGAACTAAAGTGCTTAGACTTTGCGGCGGCGGCAGATGACTTCGCTCAGTTTCAAGTTATCTTCCCTAAGTCTTGGAACGAAGGTACTGTTACCTTTCAAGCCTTCTTTACAGTCACGGGAACCAACACAGGTACAGTAGCTTGGGGCTTGGCGGGTAGAAGTTTTGCGGATAGTGCAGACCTAAACACGGCCTTTGGAACTCAGGTAGTAGCAACAGCTAAGGCTCACTCTGGAACGTCTAACGACATAGATGTAGCGGCAGTAAGCGGAGCAGTGACCATTGCTGGAGCGGCGGCTGATACGTTGACCATATTCCAGATTGCTAGAGATGTTTCGGCAGACTCTCAGACAGGCGCGGCTCGCTTGCTAGGCATTAAGCTGTTCTTTACCACTGACGCGGCGAATGACGCATAAGGAGTAATTGATGACTGGCTTTGGATATAACGTAAACGGGTTTGGCTCTTTTCCCACTCGATCTGGCCCTTATAATATTGCTTATTTTCTTTCTTCTGGAGGCGGCGGTACAGGCGGCGCAACTAATGGCGGATTTAACGGAGGGGCTGGAGGTGGCGGTGGTGGCGGATTGCAATCGGTAGATGAAGTTGAAGTAAATCCGGGCGTTGAAATATCAGTTACCATAGGTGCGGGCGGAGCGCATGGCGCAAGCGGCGCGGCTGATATGAGTGGTGCTAACGGAAGTAATTCATCTATATCTGGTGACGATATCACCGACATAACACCTCTTGGCGGCGGCGGTGGTGGCGGTGGATCGGGCAACGGTACATCCAATACTAATAATGGCAAGGGCGGTGGATCAGGCGGCGGCGGAGGGCAAAAAAAACAAGTTAACAGTGGAAATACTTCAGATACATCAACTGGCGGGGCCGCTCAGAATAGTGGTCGTGACGGAACTGCCGGAGGTAGGGGGCAGGTTTTTAACACTGGAAATGCTTTCGGCGGTGGTGGAGGCGGGAAGGTATCAGCAGGGGGTGATAATACTAGTAGTGCCGCAGGAAGCGGCGGGAATGGTTTAGACTGGCAGAGCTTAGGGACTTCTTATTCTGGCGGTGGTCGAGGAGGAAGAAAGAGTGGAACCATATCGGCAAGTAACGGCGCGGGAGGCGGAGGTGACGCGAATACTGGCGGCGGAGGGGGTGCGGTCGGCACTGGTAGTGGAAATGTAAAAGCAGGCGGCTCTGGCGTATTTATTCTTCGATATTTAGGCGGCCAAAAAGGTAGTGGAGGGACGGTATCTTCTGCTGACGGATATACCTACCATACATTTACTAGCTCTGGAACGTACACAGCATGAGCCATTTTGCAAAGGTTGTAGACAATATTGTTGTTGAAGTTATAGTTGCCGATCAAGACTGGGTTGATGGCTTGCAAGGTACATGGGTGCAAACTTCATACAACACGCTCGGAGGGGTTCACTACGCCCCTAACTCTAGTACTCCTGATGGTGGCGTTGCGCTACGTAAAAACTACGCAGGTATTGGTTATACGTATGATGCAAGTAGGGATGCTTTTTATATGCCGCAACCTTATCCAAGTTGGACATTAGAAGAAGAAACTTGTTTTTGGCTGTGTCCATCTCCTTACCCCGATGATGGGGAAGACTATTATTGGAACGAGACAAACACGCAGTGGGAATTATATATGTCTCAGTTTCCGCCCGCTCCAGACGATGGTGAAGACTATCGTTGGGATGATGAAAGCGAACAATGGGTTAAACTTACCTGATATTAAGGTTAAAAATGGTAGAGTATAGTTATTTTTTTTGGGATAAGTTTTTTTCAAAAATTGAGATAGAAAATTTAAACAAACTGTATTCCTTGCATAACGATGACAGTTTTGCAGATAGCGGCGCGTTTACTGCCCAAAAAAAATTAAAAAAAGTATCGTCAGTAAAAGGAGTTGAATGGCAGTATTGCAAAGAACTTTTAGGCTCTATTGACGATGAAATTAAGGTTACAAATAGAGTTAATCACGGCTATCATTTGGATGAAAATTTTTCACGTAAAAAAGTTTTGTTTAACACTTACTTGCAAGAAGATAGCTATGATTGGCACCAAGATGGGTCAAACAGCAAAGACTTCGACCTTAAATTTACTGTTGTTATCAATAGCTCTATGGAAGATTACGAAGGCGGAGATTTGCAAGTATTTCAACAAGGCAACGCAGAGACTATACAGGAATTTAATCAGTTAGGTAGCGTTGTTATGTTTAAAAGCGATATCCCGCATAGGGTAACACCCGTTACAAAAGGCAGAAGAAACAGCATAGTTTATTGGAAAGAAGGGCCAAAGTTTATTTAAGGTGGAGATAGGTGATGGAAATTAAGTTATCGAATGTTCTGAGCCTTGTGCCAATTGTCGTGGTGGCTACGGGTGCTATTTTCTCATACGCGAGCCTAGACGCTATGGCGGAAGAAAACGCTGAAGATATCGAAGAGGTTAGCGAACAGGTCGAGAAGATTGAAGAGGAGGTTGATGAGCTTCAGCAACAGATGACTCGCAGTGAGATACAACTTGATAACGCCGTTGAGGACTTGTCCGAAGTTAGAAGCGACACTAAGGCCATCCTCAACCTACTCCAACGTCAACCTACTAACTAACGTGAATGGGCGACTTAATTATCGTCTTCGCGCTGATAGTCCAACTCTCGCCCGATGCAGAGGAGCAGACGGCTAGCCACTGGATTAACCAACGGCATTGCCTGAACGATGCGCGGGTACTAGCGCGTAGAGAAGACAACTTTAAGCCCGTCATTGCGTTCTGCAAGCCCGTATTTGTTGACCCACTAAGCACCAAGGTAAATGGTTGGATAAACCCAGAATCAGCGGAGAGAAGATAAGTGGCAACGGTTAAAGAAGCTATCCTTAGACTTGAGGCTCACGAAAAAGAGTGTAGCCTTCGGTACGAGAATATCGAAAAACGCCTTGAGTCTGGTGCCAAAAGGTTTGACCGCCTAGAAGTTATGCTGTGGAGTATGTACCCGTTTATCTTGAGCGTCATAGCCCTATTTAAGTGGATGCCCCAGTGAAAAAGCTACCTGCCATTGACGCTTTTACGTGGATTATGATTTGTCTATTGCTGTTTGCCTTCGCAATAAAGTTGTGGCTTGTATGACACCCAAGAAGCTAGAGCCATCCAGCAAGTACGCGAAGTACGATTTAGACGGTGACGGCACGGTTACTGACGAAGAGCTTGAGCGGCATCAACAGCTAGTAGAGCTTGAACTGCGTGAGGAGAAAGCTGATAGCCAAAAGCATATGGCATGGGTGGCAATGGCAAGCATGGTGTTGTTCTCCATATTTCTTATGTTACCCATCATGCCCGATAGTAGGGTGAACGCTTTGAGCGATCTGTTAGGATTGTTTTACATTGCTCAAGCCAGTGTATGTGGAGCGTATTTCGGAGCCACAGCCTATATGAGCAGGAAGTAATTATGTTGCAAACATTAGTCGGCCCAGTTGTAGGATTGTTAGATAAGTTTATCGAAGATAAAGACGCTAAGAATGCTCTGGCGCATGAGATAAATACGATGGCTACTCGACATGCTCAAGAGTTAGCCAAAGGGCAACTGGAAGTCAACAAAGTCGAAGCCGCAAGTAGCAGTATGTTTGTAGCCGGTTGGCGACCCGCTGTAGGGTGGGTGTGCGTACTTGGAATGGCTTCCAACTTCATTGTGATACCTATGGCAAACTTTGGTCTTGCGTTAGCTGAGTCGGGCATTGTGATACCCTTGATCGAGACATCTACAATGATGCCGGTGTTGATGGGTATGCTTGGGTTAGGAGCTATGAGGTCTGTCGAGAAAGTACAGAGAGTGAGCAGAGAAAAATGATCTTACCTTTTCCTATGTCGCAAATTGGTGACGAAGAACGTCTTCGCGTCTTAATGTCAGAGCAAAAGGCTGAGATAGAAGAACAGCGCATTATGATTGAAAAGCTAAAAGAAAGACTTGAGAGACAGGAAGAAGATGAATCAGTCTAGGTTTAACAAGTTAATAGCAATGCTCAAGCGTCACGAAGGCGTTAGGAATCATGTGTATACATGTTCCGCAGGCTATGAAACTATAGGGGCAGGGAGAAACATATCTCCGTCAG